AATCTGCATGACATATGGTGTGTCGCTCTCCATACGCTCATCTACGTCCTGAAGCATGATATCCGTCAGCTCCTTCAATGCCTCAAACATGCTGTCGGTGATGAGTCTCTTGTCGTGTCTTTCCTTCACTACTCCGATTATGTAGCCGGCTGTGAGTGCAGCTTCCTTTACATCTGCGCTCTCCTCAATCTTTCCGATCATGCCGATGCACTTCTTAAATTCCTTATACTTTTTCATTCCTGCTGTGTGCTTCTTAAATAATTTCATGGTTTTTCTCCTTATGATGCTGCTTTCTGTTCTTTTGCCACCTCTGATGTCATGATGCCGATATCAAGTGGCTTCTCTGCCCTGATGGCAGCGTTTAACTGTTCTGCTGTTTCAATTCCAAGTTTTTTGAGTGCCTCTTTAAGTTTGTTCTCCATAAGTGACCTCCTAATATACCCAAATCCTCATTCCGAGTCTTGGCTTGTCAATCAACTCAATAAATTTCACTCCGAGTGAATCAAAGTCCTCTATCTCATCATGTGCCCTGACTCTTATGCCTTTGTACACAAGCTCGACATCCTCATTCGTGGATCTATACACTTCCATGTAAGATGCCGGGCCTATTCTGCTTATTACTTCTTTGAGCTTGAAATCTGCTTTCTCCGTCTTTATCACCTTCCTTTCGCCGGAAATCTTCTTACTAAGTCTCTTGTTGCCATCTGAAATGCCTGCTCTCTCTCGTCTCCTGTGGCTCTGATTATTTCCCGGCCATTCTGCAAAATCCTGATTGTGTGCTCACCGGGTTTTTCTTTCAGTGTCATTGAGAGATGGTGCCGCTTCTGACGAGGCGAATACGCACTATAAAATAGGTCTGTCAGTGTTTTCAATCCTTTTCAATCCTTTCTCTCTTAAATGCTGCGCTATCATAAAATCACAGTTTGGGCTTACATAAATCCTTTATCACATGCTCTATCACGAATTTCTTGCACTCAACCATCTCCTCTTTTGATGGCTGAGTGTTCGTCTTTTGTATGATCCATACAATCAACGCATATTTTGTCCACTTATTTTCAAGCCACCCTATCAAGCAAGTTATCAATGCTATGATGAATATTAGTTTCAATTTTTCTCACGCTCCTTCCTAAATCAGATTTCTCCCCGGGCTTACCGGAGCACCACACGAAATGGATTTATTATGGTTCACAAGAGGATTTGTTGTATATGGGTAGTTTTGCGGTGCTCCGGCAAGCCCGGATATATTTTTTTATTGATTCAGCATGCACTTCACTTCTGCCTTGAGTTCAATGAGGCTTGCAAAGTATGCTGCCTCTGTGAGGGCTTTTTCTCTCTTGAGTTTCTGATACTGTTCCTCATTCCAGTCCTCTCTCGTGTTAGTACAGAAGCTATTGTATTCTTCCTCTTTCTTGCAGTTTGTCTCATCTGCTTCGTCTATTTTCTTGAGGATTTTCTCAAGTCTGAGTGATTCTTCCTTTGTCATGGTCTTTTCCTCCCTCTGTATTCTGTGTATTAAATCTTGCCTTTTTCTGCTTTCTAGTCGTATACTCTTCTTACAGGACGTTGCAGCGTCCGAGTAAATATATAAGTGAGGTATTTTTATGTCTTTAACACCTTCTGATGTCATTCAATTAATTGGTATACTAGCATCTCTCATTACACGCGTTATTGCTATAATTATTTCTGTATTAACACTCAAACAAAACTCTAAAATGATTGATGAAACATCACGTCCTTATGTAGCCATATACGCTAAAACCACAAATTTCCAATCGCCACAATATTACTTAGTCATAAAGAATTTTGGACAAACTGGAGCAACTATATCTTCAATAAAATGTTCTCCTGATATCACTCCATTCTCTATTCGAAGTGATCACATTCCATTTTCCAATTTTGCAGAAACATATATTGCTCCCGGCCAATCATTTATATGCAATGTTAAGGCAAGGGAATTCTGTTCACAGAAAGAAATATTTTATTTCGATATAACTTATATTGGAAATGGAAAGGAATACCATGATACATATCCTATAAATCCAAAAGCAGATGCTGATTTAGTACATGTAAGAGCAGCTACTGATGGCAAGGAACTTCGCAGTATCTCATACTCTCTACAGGATTTAGTTGAAAAGCAGTTATAACTCGATTCGTTTTTCTTTCACTCTCTCTTTAATCCGATCTGTTATAAATTCAAGTGCTTCTACTGTTTGGGCTTCCTCTGGGAGTTCTTTTTTTATGGTTTCAATTACACTTTCTACAACTAGATTGACTTTATCCTCATCCAAAAATGTTGTTTCTGAAGTTTTAAAATCATTTTGAATTATGTTTAGCATTTCTCACTCTCCTTCCCCCTGCAGCACTGCCAGCTCCGGTGTGATAGTTCCTTTTCCCTGTACAGTGCACCTGCTCTTGTCCTTGTAGGTGAAAAATATTTTCCACATGGTCTTTTCCTTTCTTAAATGCTACTTGCAAATTTACTCTCCCAAGTCATATAATCTCCTTACAGGACGTTGCAGCGCCCGAGTTTATGAAAGGAGGACTTTATAATGAGTAATAATGATTTATCATTAATAGAAAAATTTAAGTCTTTAATGCAACAAGCTATGTTATATGCTCAATACTCTCACGATTATATTTTTGATGATTCTGTTGAGGATTCTGTTGCTATTGCATATCTGAATATTGCGGCTTCAAAATTCGCTGCTGCAGAATCTCTTTACTATTCATGCTTTGACATTTTGGAACGTGACGAAGCTGAAAGTATTTTTCACATTTTTGACGTATATATGGTTGAAATGTTGACCAATCATAAGACTGAGCACTCTCATCAATGGACTGATATCGAGTACAATCGTTTAAAGGATGCTTTTGATTCTTCAGCGTTTGCATTTTAAGATATCTAACTTTTCTAAGGGGAGGTTTTTTCCTCCTCTTATCTCGTCTAATATTTCATGCAGTAATGCGGTCTGGTACATTATTTCCTTTCCTATAACAGAGTCCGGATCTATACATACCGACTTTCTTTTCTTTTTTGCTTTTTCTCTCTTGATTTCATCTCTTTGCATTTCTGCAAACTTCGAAATTTCTTTATAAATTTGATTTCCCATATGGTTTTCTCCCTTCTTTTCCGCTTGTCAAAACTTGCGTTTCCGTAAGTTAATTAGCAAAAAAAATAAATGTTAGCTTCTCTTTTGGTATATCCAAGTTTTTGGCTATCTCTGTTGCTTCTTTAACTGTAAGGGTTTCTCCTTCCACATTATTGATTTTTCTATTTAATGTAGCTGGATTCATGCCAACTTTCTCAGCTAAATTTGCCTGCGTCATGCCTGTTCTCTTTAGTTGAGCTTTCAGCTCCATGACATTTATCATTTCTAGTTGCTCCTTTCTTCTTGCGTTTCCGTAAGTTCTTTGTATTTTCATAATATCACATAATTTTGTATTGTCAATAATTATTTTTTCGTTTCCGTAAGTTTTTCTTGCTTTTCTGCAAAATTTATTATAATATAAGCATGTAAACAATATATAGAGAAAGGTGGTGTTGACTTATAGGTGTGCAAGATATTATCAAGAAACGTCGGCTTGAACTGGAATTAACACTAAAAGATGTCGCAAAGGCTCTAGGTGTGTCCGAGGCTACTGTTTCTAGGTATGAAAGTGGTGAAATTCAGAATATGGGTATAGATAAAATAGAATCTCTTTCATCGGTTCTTAGATGCTCTCCCGGCTATCTTATGGGCTGGAGCAGTGAAACAACTGCTGCAATTAGTAATAATGATAAAGCGATTCTTGATAAGTACCACCAGCTTAATGACAAGGGCAAGCAACGGCTCCTGGAGCGTGCCGATGAACTTATTGAACTTGGTTACGTTGCAAAAGGGGACGTACTGAAAGAGGCTTAAAATATACTATTGAGGAAAACATTATCGAATTCAAATAGTTTTAGTTCCTACTCCAAACTTCTCAAAAAGTCGTTGAGTTGAGAAGAAAATTTTAATTATACAAAGGAGGATTTCATATGGCAATAAAAGATAAATCCCAAAGACAACCTAAAAAAATAGCCTCAAAATTAAGTTATAAGATTAGTTATATCATTTCACTGGTTATAGCAATTATACTTTTAGCTTTTGGTCTTCTTTCTATACCTGCTGTAAGCATAAAATTTGGTATAATCTTCATTTTATCTGGTTTACTTTTTCTATTTATGTTTAAATCATATAGAAAACTCTACAAAAATTATGATTACCATAAAGAAAATGGTCTCAATAATTATGGAAAAGCAAAGGCTTCTGAGGGCAACAATGTTATTGAAAATAATATTGATATTTCCAATATTCCAGAAATAACAGTTGATGATATTACAGAATCACATCCACTAGAGAAGAAAGCTTACGAGTTTAAAGTTGTTGGTGTCACCTTCAAAACAGGGCGTAAAAGCCGACAAACAGCCCTACGACATATACACTTCAATGATGAACCTTACGAAACAGTTGATATTCAGATCAAAGAATATGACTATGAAGGTGAACTTGCTCTTGGTGTATATGCTAATGACTTTCAGGTTGGAAATATTGCCAAAGCCGATATCAATAGAGTTTCTTCTCTATTATCTGATGATTATACAATATACGATTATAAAATATATGGTGGCGGTGATAAAAATTGGGGAATGTCTATTACATTATCCAAAATTGTTAATAGCTAGGAGGAATTTATATGGCAATGATTAAATGTCCTGAATGTGGAAAAGATTTTTAAATTCATATTTTTGCGCCGGCGCAAATTTTAATCTTATTTTTAATATGAATACTTGACAAGACTAATTCATATGCTATAATGTAGCTAATTAGCGAATGACTGCTGTGCGGTCGCAAAATTAGTCTTGGTTTATTCCAAGGCTTTTTTTGCGTTTATGAGGATTTTACAATGAATAAACAAATAACTTATACTGACGTATATAGTCAGCTAGAAAAATTAAAATCTCAAAATCTTATAATATCAGATGAGGCTTTTGCTATTAGTGCTCTTTCGAGATATGGTTATTCAAACCTAATCAAAAGCTATAGAGAACCATACATAATCAGGTACAATGATTCTATATATTATAAGGATGGCGTTACTTTTGAGCAAATTTTATCTTTATTTATTTTAGATAAGAATCTGAGAAACTCTGTCATGGCCGCTATGCTAGATCTGGAAGAGTTCATTAAAGAAGCTGCTGCCGATGTGATTTCAAAATCATTCAGTACTGCCTCTGCAAAATATCTTAATTATAGGAATTATGCTAATAAGAAACGTAGAAAAAAGAGATTTACACTTTCTGAAACTTTAGAAAAGATAAAAAAGGCATTGTATTCAGATAAAGATCCAATACACCACTATATGTCAAAGTATGGTGATGTTCCACCTTGGATACTCTTTAAGGGGGTATATTTTACTACAATTGTTAATTTTGTCGGATTCTTTAAAACTCCTGAACAAAATGAAATGATATCCCATTTATACCATGACCACTACGATTTTATTTACGATGATTCCATGAAAAAACTTATGATGGATACTCTTTTCATTTGTATTGATTACAGAAATATGTCCGCGCATGGCGGTCGTATTTATAACTATCAGAGTCGCAATACCCTGCGAAAAGACGAGATTTTTCATGCGGATTATGGTTTAATGACCTCTGGTTTTAGTGAATTGCTTTTTATATTAAGTTTGTTATCATACACAACACCTTTTGACCGACTTAATAACGCTCTTCAATATGAACTCAATCGTCACTGCTCCCTTTTTCCTGATGACAGTGAATATCTTTCTAAAGTATTAAATATTGATATTGTTAAAAAGGATTTTGTATATTATAAAGCATCTGGTTCAAAGTATCACACTATTCCATCATGTAGTGGTATGCAGGATGCTATTCAAATTGACATCGAAGAGGCAAAGTCTCTTGGTTTAGCACCGTGTAAAAGGTGCTGTAACTAAACAAACGCCCTGCAGCGGCAACTGCAGAGCGATTATATAGATGTTACCTATTAACCCGAGGGCCAATATAATAACTCCATAAGCAAGTCTTATTATATCACATGCCCTCTTTTTTAGAAAGGGGCTTTTTATATGTCTAAAACTGTCGCTATCTATGTCAGGGTTTCAACAGGGAAACAGGCTGACAGAGACTCTATCCCTTTTCAGATTCAGGAATGCTCCAACTATGTGAAGCATTTTCTTAAAACTGAAAATTTTGAAGTATTCAAGGATGCTGGGCGCTCCGGCAAGAACACTCACCGTCCGGAGTATCAGAGAATGATTGAAAAGGTCAAATCCGGCATGATTTCTCATGTCGTGGTGTACAAGATTGACCGTATATCACGTAACCTTGTGGACTTCTCTATTATGTACAATGATTTCAAGGAGCATAAGGTGGCTTTCATCTCTTTAAATGAGCAGTTTGACACCTCAAGCGCTATTGGTGAAGCCGTGCTCAAGATTATCCTCGTGTTCGCTGAACTGGAGCGCAAGCTCACAGGTGAGCGTGTGCGTGACATCATGATGAACCGTGCGCTTGAGGGCAAGTGGAACGGAGCCAGGGTGCCGTATGGCTGGGACTGGGATACAAAGAAGCAATGTCCGGTGCATTCTAATACTGAGGCAGAATATGCCCGGATGATGTACAGGCTCTATGATGAGTGCCACTCTACCTGTGTGGTGCGTGATTACTGTAATGCTCACGACATCCCGACCAAGCGTGGCGGTGAGTGGACCAGCAAGACCGTGGCTGATTTCCTCAGGAATCCTATGAATGTCGGTGATTATCGCTACAATTACAGGAAATCTGCCAGAGGCAAGAGGAATGATCCGTCTGAGGTTATCTATGTGAAGGATGTGTTTCCACCGCTTATTGACAGAGAGCTCTATGAGAGGGTGACTCATCAGATGGACATGAACACCTTCGGACTCGGTAAGGATGGGCGCAAGGTGGTCAGCAAGAAGACTCATGTGTTCGGCGGTCTTATCGTGTGCGGTCTGTGCGGGGCTTTCTATCACTCCGATGCCGATGTGGTCAGAGCCGATGGTTTCAGGCCGTCGAATTATCGATGCGGTGCTCACAACAAAAAAATTCACTGCAAGGCAAAGGGCACCTCTGATGTGAAGCTCGGACCGTTTATTTTCAACTATATCTCAAATCTGGTCAAGGCTTCCAAGTCAAAGAAACTGCTGCACTTTGTCTCTGATCTGGAGCAGATACTCCTCACCGGCCCGGAGTTTGAGCAGGTGGCAGGCATCGCTGACATTGGACTGGATGTCACCTTTGACACTATCATGCATGGTTTCAAACCGAAGCGGTACACTGCTGCACCATATACCGTCATCCGCTCCGGTGATTCTGATGCACTCACAGCAAAAAGAGATAAGACCATCAGAGCGCTTGAGAGGCTCAAGAAGCTGTTTTTATTTGAAGATGATGCAATGAGTGAAAAAGAATATCTGATGTCTAAGAGGGAGCTTGAGGGCACGCTCAGCGATATAGAAAATGAGCTGTCAGCTCTTGAAGCCGACACTGCAGATACAAAATACGATGATATGTCTTTCATCTCCACTGCATCCGGATTTTTAATTGCTCATCAGATTGCATCAGGTGAGCACATCAACTACAGGGAGCTCTCCTGTGCCGTAGATGCAAAGGTGCTTAAGGATTTTGCGAACAGTGTGATTGAGAGGATTGTTCTGTTGGACGGACGTGTGGCTTCGATAGAGTTTAAGAATGGACTCGTTCACGAGTTCCTTTACAGAGAGTGAGAGCAGGCTGAGGAGGCAGCCTGCTCTCTTTTTTGTATGTATGAGTAAGATTAGATTAACAAGAAAGGTTGATTTTACAAGGTTTTAGGCATCTTGTTTTTAGAGTTCATCTGACAGCCGAAAGTCTTTACAAAATAAGTCATAGGACGGCCGATTTCTTTAGATTTCTTTTCAACAAAATCCTTTGCCTTTGCCATGTAGTAATACTGCCTCTCAGGCTCATGTGCCGGTGGTGTCTTTGTTATATCTATATCGTAGCTCATGTTATATTATGTTTCCTCTCAAATTAATTCTATGATACTTTACCTGACTATTCCCTGATCTGACCGCTACCGTAAATAATATACTTATAGCTTGTCAGTGCTTCAAGCCCCATAGGTCCCCTTGCGTGAAGCTTCTGTGTGCTGATGCCTATCTCAGCTCCAAAGCCGAATTCATTTCCATCAGAAAATCTGGTTGAAGCATTTACATAAACGCACGCAGCATCTATCTCATTTAAGAACTTCTGCGCATTGTCGTAATCATTTGTAACGATTGCCTCAGAATGTGATGTGTTGTATCTGTTGATATGCTCGATTGCCTCATCAATACTGTCAACAATCTTTACCGACATGATGTAATCAAGATACTCCATACCCCAGTCATCGGCAGTGGCCTCTGTCACATCATCTCTTCCTTGCAGTATAGCCTGCGCTCTTTCATCACAGTGCAGCTGTACATGATGCTCTCTTAGCTTATCGTACAGCTTTGGCAGAAACTCCTCTGCTATGGCACTGTGTACTACAATCGACTCACATGCATTGCAGACACTGATTCTTTGAGTCTTTGCATTGTTTATAATATTAACAGCCATATCAAAGTCAGCATCCTTGTCCACATATACATGGCAGTTGCCTGTACCGGTCTGGATGACAGGGATTGTGGCATTTTTGACAACATTTTGGATGAGTCCTGCACCGCCTCTTGGTATGAGCACATCCACATACTGATCCATCTTCATAAACGCATTTGTTGTCTCTCTGTCTGTTGACTCAATAAGTGCAAGTGCAGCAGCAGAAACCAAATTGTCCGTCAAGGCCTTTTTTAAAGCCTTTACTATTGCGATATTGGTATTTATCGCATCACTTCCACCCTTCAATATGACACAGTTGCCTGTCTTAAAGCACAGACCAAAGGCATCTGATGTGACATTTGGGCGCGCCTCAAAAATGATTCCCACAACACCGATTGCAACTCTTCTTTTTCCGATAATAAGGCCATTAGGACGCTTTGCCATAGACATCACTTCCCCAATTGGGTCTGCAAGCTTTGCTATCTGTCTGAGTCCGTCAGCCATGCCAAGGAGCCTGTCATGGTCCAGCGAGAGCCTGTCAATCATGCTCTTTGCCTTCATATTTTCCTCTGCTGTAGCCACATCCCTTTTGTTTGCCTCAAGGATTTCTTTTTCTGCCTTAAGCAGATTGTCCGCTGCATCGTTTAATACCTTATTCTTGATATCTGTATCCAGTGTTCCTATCTTTACTCTGGCCTCGTATGCATCCGCACAAATTTTTTCTAAATCAGTCAT